GTGATGGGTGGAACCCAATCGGTGGACAGTCCAAAAAAGGTACTGCTCCACAACTCTTTTCATATACCACAACAGATGCACATACTGTTGTTGATGGGTCTGGTTACTTAAATGCAGTATCAGATGATGTCGCAGTAGGTGACATGGTTATGGTCAGAGGAAATACTGGAGGCACTGCAACATTAACTATGCACGTTGTTGTTTCAAATGCTTCTGGGGTTGTAGACCTCAGTGATGGCACTGTAATTGGCAGTGTCACTGCTGGTGACTAAACTAACATGGTGGGGGGCGGCAACGCCCCCTACTACTATAAGGGAGAACTAGATGGCACAGGGCGATACTGACGTAAAAGTTTGTAACAAAGCGTTACTGCTTCTTGGTGTTGAAGCCATCACTAGTTTTTCTGACGGTACTCCAGCAGCAACAGCTTGCGATACCATTTACAAAGAAGTTAAGTTTTCCACATTGGGGATGTACCGTTGGTCATTCACCATTGCTAAACGTGAACTCTCAAGAGACACAGCAACCCCACAGAACGAATGGACTTACCAGTACCTATTGCCAAATGATATGCTGATTGGTGTTCCTGAAGCTGTAAGGGTAACAAGCAACCCTGGTGGCTTGCTATATAAAAACTGGGAGATTGCACAAGCTACAGGCGGTTATTCAGTATTGATGACTGAAGCAACTGAAGTACACATAGATTATCAGAAGGCTGTAAGTGAAGGGGGTATGCCTACCTACTTTATCCAACTGCTGGCTTATCAGATGGCTTGGCACCTGGCTGAGGTGCTTACAGACCAAACAACTAAATCAGAGTATTGGCGTACTGTTGCACTAGGTACTCCAGCTGAAGGACAAAGAGGAGGGTATTTCAGGCAAGCGGCATCTATAGATAGTGGGGGGCAGACACCTTCTGTTGTTGGTGATTATCTGCTGACTGATATACGATGAGCCGTGTTCAGCAATACCAAGCGTCATTTAGTATAGGTGAGATAGACCCTTTATTGAAAGGGCGTATTGACCTACAGCAATACTATACATCTGTCGAAACAGCTAAGAATGTTTTGTTTGAACCACAAGGGGGGTTTAGCAGACGACCTGGTTTAAAATTTCTTCTAGACCTTACAAGTGATGGGGCAAACAACAGTCATCATCTAGTGCCTTTTGAGTTTTCATCAGAGACTAGTTTTATGGTTGTGATGTCTGCATTCAATTCGACATCAACCATTCGTATGCGGTTCTATAAGAACGGCACGTTACTTACAAACATCAATGGAAGCGGTAATGCTTATCTGGATTACAGCGTGGGTACTCTTTATAGCGTTAGTAATTTTGATTTAGCCAGGTTAAACTTTACTCAGTCAGCTGATACGTTGATTTGTGTTCATCCTAACTTTGTGCCTTTCAAACTTGTTAGAGGTGCAACAGACACAACATGGACAGCAACTAGCCTGTCATCTGAACTGACTGTTCCTAAACACGCATTCAGTCTTTCTACGTCCAGTCCATCTGGAACGATAACACCCAGCGGTGTAGATGGAACTGTTACAATTACTGCATCTGCAAGCATCTTTAGTGCTAGTAATGTAGACCAATTTCTTGAAATAGATAATGGTTTTGGCAGGGCCAGAATAACCAGGTTTAACTCTGCAACTGAGGTTGAGGCAATGGTAGAGATACCATTCTTTGACACAGACGCTACAAGTAATTTTATTTTAGAAACAGGCTATGAGGATGCCTGGAGCAACACAAGAGGCTGGCCTTTCACCGCTACTTTCCATGAAGGTAGATTGTATTTTGGTGGCTCTGATAGTTTGCCTTCAACATTGTTCGGTTCAAAGGTTGCAGACTTTTTTAACTTTAAAGCAGCTGAAGGATTAGATGATGATGCTATTAAAATCACGTTATCTACTGATAGCGTTAATACTATTACTGGCCTACGTTCTGGTAGAGATTTACAAATCTTCACCACAGGGGCTGAGTTTTTTATTCCACAGGGTGATTTAGACCCAATCACACCAGCCAACATTGTTGCTAAGTCTAGTACGAAACGTGGAGCAAAACCTTTCATACGACCTCAGGCGGCTGAGGGTGGCACGTTGTTTATTCAGCGGTCAGGCAAAGCTGTTCGTGAACTATTATTTAGTGACGTAGAACTTTCATACGTTGCTAACAACATATCTCTTCTTGCTTCTCATTTATTGATAGACCCAAAGAAGCTGGCACTTAGGTCAGCAACTGATACTACTGAAGGCGATTTGTTCCTGGTAGTAAACGGAACCGATACAACTGGGTATCGTGCATCTAGTCTTACACATACAGGTGAGATAGCTGCATTTATGTTGAACAAAGGGCAGAACATTGTAGCACCATCACACTTTGTTACAGATGGTGACTTTGTTGATGTTGGCGTTGATATTGATGACATTTATGTGATTGTCAAAAGAACTATAGGTGGCTCTGCTAAATACTACTTAGAAATATTTGATGATGACTTTACGACAGATAGCGCAGTCCAACATTCGCCTAGCTTTGGTTCTACCACCTACAGCGGTCACTCTCATATTGATGGCAAGACAGCAAAAGTAATTAGGGATGACATTGTTGATGCGGATGTAACAGTCTCATCTGGCAACATAACAACTGCTGCTGTGCCTGTAAGTTATGTAGAAGCAGGGCTTGATTATACCGTTGAGGTAAAAACCAATCCAGTAGAGTTAAGATTACCTAGTGGCTCTGTTGCTAGTCAACAGAAACGAATTGTAGAGGTAACACCAAACTTATTTCTAACGCAGAACTTAACGATAAATGGCAACACAACTCCCTTGCAACAAACAGGTGCAAGTGGCAGCGGTGGTGTTCCTAATTTTACAGGTAAGAAAAAAGTAAGTGGCCTTCTTGGGTACTCCAGGGATGCACAAATAACCATAAGCCAGAACCAGCCAGTCTTTATGACGGTTCTGAGTTTAGATTACAAAGTGAGTGTAGGACAATGAGCGGCCCAACTTTAGCAGTAATGGCAATCGCATCAGCTGTCGTTGGCGGCTATGCACAAATACAAGCAGCCAAGGCGCAGCGTACTATGTACAACCGTCAGGCTCAAATCACAGAAAGACAATCAAAATTAGATGGCCTTGCTTATAAACAGCAAGGTGTAAATGCCTTGAAGAAAATGAACAGGGTATTGGCAGCTAATACAGCAAGGGCAGCAGCAGGCAATCTAGACCCTTTCTCTTCAGGAGATAGCCACGATGTTATTGCAACTTACAACCTTAGGCAGGGTGTAAATGATTTTACCATAGCAAGAGATAATCAAACTATCGCTGAGAAGATGGGTAAGTTTCAAGCAGACAACTATCGTTATGCAGGCCAGGTAGCTGTTTCAAATGCCAAGACTATGGCGGCAGTTAACATTGGTATGTCCTTTGTTACAGCTGGTCAGGTATATGGCACCGAAGGTTTATCAGGAATGTTTCAGACGGCAAGTGCCGCTCCAACCGTAATAAAACCAACAACATCGTCAATGGCGGTTCCAGGGGTTGGAGGCTATTCGCCAACAACAATGTTTGGGTAGATAACGATGGCAGAGCAACTTAGATATGAACAGCAACTACAGCGGCTAAATATGCCGAATGTAGATTTTGCTGCTGAAAAAGAAATAGCCAGAGGCTACCAGCAGATATCTAACAAGCTAGACCAGATGTCTAATTTCTTTATGCGTCAAGCTGAAGGGATGGCAAAGATTGAGGGTGCTGAATACGGTGCAGAGAATGCGCCTACCAAACAACAAATTGAAGATGCAAAGTCTACAGGTGTTGAACTAGAACTGCCTGGAGATAAATTTACTGTCTATGGCAGGGCTGCACAGAATGCCGCTCTTACATCTGTGTATGATGATATAACCCTAGCAGCTAAGACACAAATACTTACCGACCTTACAGATTACGAGAAAAGAGAGTTAGACCCATCAGGGCTGCAAGAAAAGTTTAACACCATCATTGATGGCTATGCAGCTACCTTTGATGAAACCTCACCAGCTTTAGCTAAAAAGTTTCGTGCTGAGTTAGGTCTGTACGCTTATGGTAAAGTAAGCACAGAAAGCAGCGCATTTATTAAAAG